CATAAACTTAGCCATCCATTCGGCATTATCAAGCTTATCTCGCATATCCCGATAGTATTCCGTGGAAAATCCGTTGATTTCATACGCGAAATTGCTTTCGTCATTTTCATTAAGTGCCGGAATCTTACGGAATCGGTATTGTGGGTCATGCTCATATTGCTTTCTCATGCGCTCCAATGGATCTAAAACATTCCAAAGAGTACCAACCATCAATTCCCTTGCACCGTCATTTTTACGGTCAACCATCTTGTTTAGGTACTCTTGGTATGTGTTTTCCATTCGAGTAGGGCTTAATGAATGCTCACGATCACGAACCAAGTCATCGACATATAAATATCCGTCTTTTGAAACATCGACCGCTCCTGTCCATGTTCCATCAATACCACGGCACGTTACGGTTGCGAATCTGTCCGGATCTCCAAGCGTGATCGTAAATTCGTCCGCGCTCTTGTCTGTCGGAATTGATGCGCTTGCATATTCCGGATGCCAATAAGCAAAAAGTTCCGCAAATGTATATTCTTCCGTGGTAAAAAGATTCATCAGTTCTTTGTAAAATCCTTTTGCCAAAATACCGGAGTGACCACCCATAGCACTATGGCTGTTCGGTCTGCGCAAAGCCACCCACGCAAGGAAGAAAATACAGATAGTCGATTTACCGACACGCGATGGCATTGACAATCCGTAAAATTTAATCTTCCGGTTTTCCAAATCTTCAAGATCTTGAGCGACTATATTCAGCGTCTTGCGGCGCGGATAATAAAACCGTTTACTCCAATTTCTTTTGCGCTCCATAAAGTAAATAAAGCTCTCGAAACGATAAAAGCTTTCTAACCGCAAGATTTCATAGAACTGATCCACAAGTTTGTATCCGCCTTTAATGTCGTGATCCTGCGCATATCGTTCAAGTTCCCATATGCTACCACCCGCGTTTTTCTGCGTATATTCGTTGATTAAAGCCTTTGTTCTTTCGGTTATAGTCAATCCATAGTCAACGTCTTTTTCCGTCCGAATCGCCACATTGCACGCTTTCAAAAGGGCATCTATTACCCGTTCATCAACGCCTTTTCTCTGCATGTAATTTTCATATCCATTTACTGCATTGATTAACTGCTTTGAAGCCAAATAAAAAGCACCTCCGCAAAAAGCAGAAGTGCCTTGACTTCTGCCTATAATTTTTCTAGGTTAGCGACTAACTCCATTTGTTAGCCGGTAATATATTGTTAGATTGTTGGCATCCCTTCATTGCAAACCGGATGCAATTTGTTTATAAGTGCATTATAATTATCAATTACATACCTTACCGGAATCGTATATGCTTTAATGCCATATTTATTTGCTGTTTCCATTTCAATGCAACAGCCGTTCCAATCATAGCTCTCACATATTCCCATGAATACATCAGCCTTTGCCAGCTTCTTAAGGCTTTCGCCTAAATACCATACAGCTTCTTTGCTGTCTTTAGGTGGGTTATCCTCAATGTAGCTGTCGATAAGCTCTAACTCTTCGCCCTCGTATATTTCAGCAATCTTTTTCATCTTCTGAATACTTGCTTTGATTTCTTCCTCTGTTCTGCCTTTCATCGGCACGCTTACAAATAATTTTTTCATTTCTTTCTGTCTCCTTTTATATTTTATTAACTTTTATTTTCATTGGTAACGACTACAATCAATCTGTAGCCGGTAATATATTTATTTGCATTCTGAGAGTCTGTCTTTTATAAACTGCTCCAATATACTAAAGCCTTTTGGCTTTTCAATTCCTTTTCTTGCAAGTTCTGCAACTATTGTTTCCATTTCTTCTTTTACTCCTTGATAGGCAATTTTCATTCCGAATTTCATTTTGTCCATTTAGTTTCCTTTCTGCTGATAATCAGCAATTAAATTATTCTTCCACGATCCCATCAATTATTGCTTTTTCGAGCAATTCTCCAATGCTTATATTTGTCCTGTCCGGCATTTGTTTGTATAATTCGATTAATTGTTGCTTTGTCAAAGGTTTCCAATTTGGATTATCTCTTTTGCATTTAAAATCTGCTACTCCCCGACCACATACATATTCTTCATTTCCATTTGCATCAATGGAAGTTAGCAGACATGATCGAGTTAAACTCAATTAAGATACTCAATTATTTAGTTTTAGCAGCCACAACCGGTGTTGCATCCGCATCCATATGCATAAGCATTTGGGTTAGGTACAACATATGCCGGGATAGCAGACGGATTTACTGCATTGATAATCTGCTGTGTCTGAGCTGCCATCTGAGTTGTAAGTAATGCACTCTGACGATCCTGTGAAGCTGCTCTACGCAGATCATTATTTTCTGCCTGTAAGGAAGAAATTTTTTCATTGCATAGATAATCGAGAATAGCGCGTGTTCCTGCATTCTGACTGTCGATAATGTCTCTCGTGTTGCTGTTCATGGTGTTCTGCAACGCGCAAGTGTTAGTTGCCATGTTGTAGTTTACGCCTTGGATAGCTTCTCTTGTTTCGCAGCAGCAGTTTGCGAGCTGTGACTGTAATGCGTTTGTATTCTGCATGTTAGCGACTGTATCAGCATTGATAGCCTGCTGGATGCCGAATCCGGTCTGCAAAATGTTTGTGTTGATGCCATTCATGCCTGTTTGCACTGCATAGAATCCGTCACAAAGTCCGTTTGTAATGCCATCAAGTTTTGACACAACCGCCTGATTATCAAATCCACGCTGGATTTCGCTTCCGACACCACCATTCATTCCGTTTCCTCCGAATCCGTTACCGAATCCACCCCATCCGAAGATAGCGAAGATAACGATAATGAACCATAACCATGAGCCTTCTGCGCCCCATCCATTGTTATTTCCGTTTCCGTCAATGTTCGCTACAAGCGGAACGGATGCACAATTACCTGTGTTAAACATAGAATTTACCTCCATAATTCATTTTTATATACATAATCTTGCAAGAATTAGTATCACATTCCTAATTGGCTTTTAAATGACTCAAAAGCCTTATCTGCGTCAATTCCCTTTTCTTTGCACAAATTCCTAGCCATCTGTTCGATGCCCTTGGAATCTCCCTTCTGCGCCATTTGCATAGCATTGCGTGCCATAGGGTTGCTCATTACGCTGTTATTCCCCATCATTTGTTGTAAAAACTGCTGTGGGTTTCTCATTCCCTGTAACATCTGCATAGGATTCATTAAGACTCACTCTCCTTTTGTGTTCGTGAAGATTTTCTTTGCGTTTGCGAAGATAGCTTATCTTCCAACTCTTCCATCTTTCCAAACAAGCAATCCAATTTGTCAGTAATAGCCCTTGTCGCATCGTCAGACAGCCCTATTTCAATTCTTTTATCATCGCTTGAAGAATCTGCCATCTGCTCATTAAAAGGCTTGTAAACGGTCTTTCTGATTGTTCCGTTGGCATCCCATTGTTTTGCTACGATTGCGCTCATGTCCTGCATTGGGAAAAACGCAACGCTTCCATCCATAGGCACATCATTTGCCATGATTGCCGATTCCGACTGCACTACTTTTCCTTGGATTCCAAGAAACTGCGGTTGCATCTGCGGAATCTGTGGCTCTGGCTGTTGAAACCTCTGCATTGGGTTGTACTGATATGCGGCATAGCTTGGGTTTGGGTTAAATGCCATATTCTGATTTTGCATCTGATACATTCTCTTCCTCCAATACTTCCTTGATTGCGTGTATCATTGCTGACTGATACACAAGCGGAACCTTTGAAACATCTTCTCTTGTTAAGATTTTTTCAAGAATTTCATCCGTAAATAACAT